GTGATCGTCGGAGTCCCAGATAGTAGGTTCTCTACTTGGACACCACCGAATGGTTCTACATACTGGCTAGGGACAAAGGATGCTTTGGCTTTCGACATTAGCCTCTTCCTAGTAGGGACGTCAGCGTAGCCTACATACTCTACATGGTCTGGTAGTTTGTAACCTTCCTCTTTTTGTCCTGCGATGACTAGCTTTACTCCTGCCCGTTTAGTGGCATCTATGGCGATATCTACACCCTTTCCACTATACACCCTGCCCAGATAGAGGAAGTAATCTTCTTTCTTATCACAGAAATCGAAGTCTTCTTTATCGAAGTAGTTTGGGATGACTACGGCATAGTTATCTTGCTGGCATTGTCCTACTGCCTGCATCCCGCAGAACGCATGGTATATTGCGTAGGATTCAAATACCTTCCACCGCGCCCAGTGTCCGCCAGCATACCCAATGCCCGGCTCAACTGTAATAAGGTCAGGATGAGCATCACAGATTGGTCTTACTCCGCTTCCCCAGAATGGGAGAATGAAGTCATTCTTCTTCTTGCGCTGACCGATAGCTTTAATGGCATTCCGGTAGAATGTTTGGTATGCATGGTCTTGCGTGTTGAACTTGAAGAATGTCTTCCTCCAGTCATGGGAACCATAGCTCTTATTGAAGTCATCGTTGGTTAGGACAGGGACGTGTTCTGTGCAGATCAAGTCTGAATCTTCGTGTCCGTAGTGGATGACTTCATGGCCTCGCTCGGTCATCATTTTCCCGAACTTAACTACCTTTTGGGTATAAGCGCAGGCGTTGAACTCCTTGGAACTTACTGTGTGAGGCAAGCCGAGGATGTGGAATCTGAATTTATCGTTTCCGATACTCATAGGTTTTTTAGTATTTTCTTTGCCCAATCTGGGGTGTCTTCTGTGACTGATCCCGTCCAGACAACATTGGGTTCTATTTCTTTTTTCTTTAGGTAGTTTCGGTTGGATAAGACAACAAGGACTTCGTTGGTTGTGAATCGGAATCCACACTTACACGCTCTCCTCCGCATTACTGTCTTATTGATCTTCCTGCTGTTAACTACTGACGTTACTTTACCGCATTCTGGACAGGTCATTTCTTATCAAATACAGGCATGAAAGTAGCCTTCTTCATTCCGCGTTTATCGAAGAACTTCTCACAGGCTTTGACGATCTCCTTGGAGTTAAGTGGGTATTTCCACCCTACCCGTCCATCGTCATTCGATAGGTTCTCTGTGTTATTCTTTCCGTTGATTTTCATTTCATTGACTTGCTACCACGGCAACGCCATTTTTTACGTGACAGGTTGTTTGGTGAGTTAGGATCGCTTTTCCAATCGCCCTTAATCTTCGCAGAACGAGCGCAGTATGCGTCACCACGCTTTGATCCCGGATCAACATTTGCTCCTTTTTGTCCGTAAGAAACCTTGCGGGTTCTTCCAGTCTTTGCATTTTTTACTATTTTAACTGACGCTTTGCCAGTTGCGGGTTTTGATTTCATTTCTTTTTTCTCTATAATATTGAGTTTTGCTTGTCGCTCCAGCTATTTGCCATGGTTCTTGTTTGTATTGCAAAGGCAGAAGGATAATATTTTCATCTCCGATTTTTTCAGCTTTTATGATATTGCTGGATTGCAGTATTCCGTGATTTCTTCCAAGGTCTTTTCTTTTAAACCATCGAGAAACAATTGAACTTCTGACTCCAAATCTATCACCAGCAAGTTTTAAACTATCAAATGATTCTATTTTGCCACATTTATAGTAAAAAACATATTTATTTCTGATCTGCGATTCTGATATTTTCTTTTTATGGTTATCTGAAAATTTAATTCCAGCCATTGGAGCGGATGCGCTTTTGCAAAAGTTTAAACAATTATCGTTACCGATATTCTCGTCCAAATATTTTTGCTCTTCATCAAGAACAGATTCCTCATCGCAAAGAACAAGTATCTTGAATGCCATTGCATCTTCTCCATATTTATCAAAACATCTTTGCAGTCGTTGATTGCGATGTTTTCCAGATCGTAGTTTTGTTATATGGTTTTGCTTTCGGGCGTAGATATTGATGCTGCTGCCATAGTATTTATAGCCAGCAATTTCAATTTCATATACACCCGCTCTCTTTTCCATTACTTTTTCTTTGCTGTTTTCTTGGATTGAATAAATGCTTTAGCTGTTGGCGCACCTTTCGAGCCAACCTTCCTCATCTTCTCGCCACTACCAGCGGCGATGCGTTTTTTCTTTTGATTAATATTATAGTAAAGTCCTTTATTCATAATTACTTTTACTTTTTAGATATTCCTGCGCGTGATAGAGCAATAGCCAATGCTTGGGAGCGACTTTTAGCCATAGGTGCTTTCTTCGGGCCTTTAGGGTCAATACCAGCCTTCAGTTTGCCAGCTTTGTATTCACGCATTGTTTTTGCCACTTTCGCGGCTTTACCTGCTTTTGTTGTTGGTTTTTTCATAATCCATCCATTCCATCTCTTAATAGTTTGAAGAACGTGGAGGCAGAGATTGTAACCTTCCAGTCTTTGTTGTTTTTCTTATGAGCGCAAGCCCACGCAATGCCTTTAGCATCTCGCTCGGCCTGCTCACAAGCCTTATCTAAATTCAAGTTCTGAACGTGCTTCACCTCAAAGTGGAGTTTACCTTTCAGTTCTTCACAGACTACATCCGGTGAGTCTTGACCACCAGCAAATTGCTGTCCTCGTTTAGCATTGAACCCTTGGGCGCGGAGTTCATCCCGCCACTGGCGTTCTGCTCTAGCTCCTTTAGCTCTTGAGTTAATCATTTCGTGCCATCCCATCCAGCGGCTTTGCGCCAGCGGTTTATTGTCTCAGAATCAACGTGCGGCAAAAATGCATCTCCAGATTGCCACATCTCCCTCAACGCCTCCCTCGCCTCGTCGCGCTCGCGTTCCGCTAACCTCTTCTGGCGCATTTGGTCATCAGCCGACCGATTAGCTATCTCCAAAGCCGATTTGTGATCTGCAAGTTCGGCCCTCGCCTCGTCGCGCTCGCGTTCTAGCCGTTTTAGAACCTTCATAGCAAGGTCTCGCTGGTATTGCATATTATCCAAATCGAAAAGATGGTCTGTTTCTGGTGTGTCACTCATATTATTTATTGGCTAACAATTCGCGTTTTTTTCTTCGTGCTTCACAAGCAAGTTTGGCTTGCTCTACTCTTGATGCTTTTCCAGCTTCAATTAATTTCTGATCCAATTCATCTTGTCTCAAGATTTCAATAACTCCGATTGCTTTTATGAATGCTTCTTTTTCTTTTTTAGAAACATGGTTTTCAAAAAACTTTTGTGAATCCATTTGTTATCAGGTTAGGGCAACAAGCTATCTACATCTTGTAGTTCTGTCAATACTTTTGTTTCAGAGAAGTATTCATGGTATATCTTCATTCCTTCACTCCAGTAATTATCTGCGATACAATATCTTTCTTTGTCGAAAGACTCCCAGATCGTCAGGGCAGCGTCCATCAGCCTAGATGCTTTTGCGAATGCTTGGTCAGTTGTCATCAGTATACCTCTTCTAGTTTTGAAATGTCACCACGCATGATGACTTCCGTTGTGTAGTTCCTCGCGCCACGGCGGTTCTTCTTGATTGTTAACATACTCTTGGTCTTTAGGTGTTCGATATACACAACTTGGTCAGAGTGCATCCCGATTGCCCGTGATTCGCGTAGTCTTCCCTCATCGTTTAACTGGGAAGCCGTCAGCATAATCGAATTATTCTTGAGTGCAGCTACCTTTAACCGCCTTGCTATCTCGGAAATCTGCCCTTCGCGGCTGTCTGAACCATCAAAAGAGATGATTTGCAGGTAATCTACAACAATCACATCTGCCCGTTTTTCCCCTGTGTATCGTGCGATATTGGCCTCAATTTCGGTGATATCGGCTATTCCGTCTACGATTTCGATGGGTAACTGGTGCAATTTGAGGAGTGCCGCGCTGATGGCTTTCAGTTCTCCTTGGTTTACATTCTTGTAATCCTCTGGTTCGCGGATTGGATAGCCTGCCAAGTTGCAAGCCATGCGGGTCAGGATGTCTTTAGCCTTCATCTCTAGGGAAAAGAACAGGACTGACTTTCCATCCAGTAGATTTGCGAGTGCAGATTGGACTAGGTATATGGATTTACCACCGCCCGTCTCCGAAGCTACAGTCATCATCTCTCCTTTGTGCATACCACCCTTTAGCGCACGATCCACTTTTGTAAGACCAGTAGTAAAGCATTCGTTTACCGCTTTACCTTCCATCTCATCAATGATCTCGATGATGATATCTTTGACTGGTTTTACTTTGACTGTCCGATCTTCCGCGCACTTCATTATCGTTTCCGATAACGAGCGAAGGTCAGCCTTGCCAAGCCGTAGGTCATTCTCGGTTTTCTCAATGATAGAGATGGCATCGCGGTAGCCCTTCATCTTGTGAAGATTCTTCCGGTAGTCATCGGCCATGTCTTGGCACACCTTACCGGATGCGATCTTCATCGTGCATAAAGTGTCGTGGACAGATTCTTCACCGCCGACTTCTTCTAGCTGTCCAGTTGCTTCAAGCTCTGCAATCGCGGAGAATTGACAGCAAGAGCCTGTCCGCTGGTGAACCCCTTGGAGGGCATTAAAGATGATTCTGTGGGCAGGTAGCGCGAAATAATCACTATCCCACGTTTGTTGGGAAAGGATATTTCGGTCGGTTGCTATCAGCGACAATGCTGCCGCTTCACTCTTGTGTGCTATTGGGACTTTTTTCATAAGGTTAAAAATTGGCGAAACGTTTTTCTTCGGGTTTAGTTCGGTTAATCCATCCAGAGAGGAATTGCTGGGTGAGCTGGCGGTTTGGTTTCGCCAGTATCCAAGTCTTCGCTTTCTGAACCTCGCGTTCGACGTCCTTGTCGGGGTTAAGGCGAATCAGTTCGTTGATGAACGCATCGTCTGCGAGTTTCGGTTTTCGTTTTGTTGATTCTGTTTTTTCTTTTATTTCTTTACTTACTTTATCTAGTCTTTCTTTATTAGTCGTAGGTTTTCCCGAGTCGGTAATTTCCCGAGTCGGAGAATCAACTAGTGGGAATTCCTCATCAGATTGTGGTTCGTCATATACAAAATATTCCCATCCTCCGGGATTTGCTCCACTACACGGCTTGCGAAATACATACCGATTGGCAATCAGTTCGTTCATTCCAGAAACAACTGACTCGTATCCATCCGTTGATGCCTTTGCTAACTGCGACAAATATACTGACCACTTATCTGGTTTTGATAGCAAGTAGCATAGGATAGCTTTTGCTTTGAAGCTCAACTCTGGATTGTTAAGCATTTCGTTTGGTATAACTGTGTAGTTCGCTTTCCTTTTTTGTCGTATAATATTTGGCATATCGCTTTTCACCTAGACCCCTCTTCCCAATTTGCATCTTCATTCAATACCCACTTCTTGTCCTCATTAAGTTTCAAGAACCGAAGTCCAACCAATGTCATAAAAGCGTTGTGCGCCTGTAATTCAGTTATTCCACAAATATCTGCTACATCTCTGATGTTATTTTCGTCCTCCCAAAAACCACCATCATAGTTGTCTATTACTGCGAATACCTGTTTCTTCCTATCGTCGATTATCGACAATCTGAATATTTCTCTGCGAACGAAGATGCCTCCGTTTTTTTCTAATGGATTCATTTAAAAAAGGCGACCCCTTGTAGTGGCGGACAAAAGCGGCAACTGACGCATGAGAGTGGTGAAACCACCACAAGGGATCATATAGTTTTTGTGTTTATTTAATTTTGTCCTTCACTTCGGCTCTCACCCCGAAGGCGTGATTTCTCACACGCGAAAGAAACTACTAGATGTTGTATTCAGTGTCAAGCATCTTTTTTATCGGAACCGATAATTACTCTAGTTCAATCGTGTCGATGTCTCCATTAGACCATTCATCTAGCTTATCGGTGAGAACCTCCCAAACATCATCGGCATCACTTTTGTTTTTGCATTTGAAGATCGAGCGGCGTTCTCCGACACCTTCACCAGCGATAATAAAATCACATTTGATGACAGTATTGGAGTCATGTCCACAAGCGACAATGATAGAGGTATTGTTTGGCTTGAGAGCCATCATCAGAATGCCCTCATCATTTTCGTAGGTAGCAATGAAAGGTTTTTCTAGCGCGGTGGCTAAAGACATATTTGTGACAAGGACAGTCTTTCTGACAGTATCCAGAAGTTCTTCTGCAAATGTATTGTTGTTGTTTGTGTTATCCATAAGAGATAAGGCTATCAAAAATGCCTTGACTTGTCAATAGTTCTGGTTTAATTTTATTCAAATGAAACATCCGTTAGAAGAAGCCTACGATAGTTGCATGATGGCTTACGAGCAATCACGCACTGTTCGTTCTATTGGACGGAGGACTTTCGCCCAGCAACTGCGTGAGACTCGCAGGAAACTGAACATGACTGTCAGGGAGCTGGGCGAAAGGATCGGAGTGACTGGATCGCTCATCAACCAGATTGAAGTAAACTCCAAGAGCATTCTGAAAAAAGAACAAGTAGAAAAGATTATCGAACTATGCGTGTCTTCCTTGAAATCGAAGAGGGGAAATACAAGCTCCGAGTCAGTCCATACGCCGCAGAAACCCCAAGTCCCATGCACCAGCGAGGGAAGCCCTTCCCCGACAGCTACAGTTCAGAATACGAAAGCATGGAGTTGGCCACCATCGGACTTCAAGAACTAACTGACTACTTTCAATGCTACGAAGAAAAACGCCTCTCAAAGCCAAAACGGGTTTCAAAAAAAAAGGTGGAAAGTTAAATGCGATATCTTTGAGAGGCAAGCAAAGGAATGAATCATACAGAAAAGTTAGGAAAGAATACCTTGAGGAAAAGGATTACGCCTGTGAAGTATGTGGAGTGTATGCAACAGACATACATCATAAAAAAGGTAGGGGTAAAAATCTTTGTAAAAAAGAATCGTTCTTGGCAGTCTGTAGAGCTTGTCATACCCGAATCCATGACAACCCGGCATGGGCCAGAGAAAACAACTATTTAATTTATGACTACAAATAATACGTTTGAGCCTCGCGTCATCTGCGAGGGAACTGAAGTAGAAGAGAACCAATATAAGATTCTTTTCCAGCAGAAGTTCAATCAGTGCTGGGTTCCGAAGAAGGACATCCGACTCAAGGAGACTCTAGGAAACCTTTACGGAGAAAAAATGATTCGCATCGTAGTTCCAGAAGAGGTAGCAAATACCTTGGAACTTGAAGGAATCATGGATTAGTCCTCACCCCAGTCATCTACAGAATACTCTTCATCTTGGGAGTATTCGACTGGCTTTTCATCCCGCGCCCAGAATCGGTTAGTCGGGACAGCTTTATCGTTTCCGATAAATACTAGTCCATTGCGCCTAGCCATTTCGAGCGCGTAGATCAAGCTATCACTCAAGTCGGGCGAGTATCCTGTTCTACCTTTAAGTTCATCTTTAGTCTCGATGGAAATCTTCTTTGACTTAATCGTGTATCGGCGCAGGCAAAGTTCCCGCGCCAAATCAGAAGCAGGATCAATCCCAAAGATAACTCGACTTTTAAATGCGTGATAGCAAGAGTAGTAGTATTCAGACACCAATCTATCGTAAACATCCTTACACGGGCGTTTGTCTACTTCTGCCGCAAGTCTGTCAGTAGGTTTACCCATAGAAGAAATAAGGGCGATAGCTGCTCCAGTAGAGTCAAATCGTAGCCACTCACGAATGATAGCCTGCCCGACTCGCCCACCATCACCAGAAACGTCCATGCCAAACTTGGATGGCTGAACGCCAGCGGAACGGCAGAAGCTCACAACTTCAGTAGCCAATTGGATTTCAAACTCGGCGGCGGCATTTGCAGACAACTGAATAACCTTCTGACTTTCTAGATACATGACACGATTGCGAGTCCCGCGAACGTATCCTAGCTTGGCGATAGTCAGAACGCATCGGTCTCCTCCAACTGTAAACGCGGTATCGAACCCGGCTACCTTGGTGAATCCTTCAGAATCCCATAGTGGTTCTTCGTTGGTATTAGCATTACGGATCAAATCAGAGGTGAGAATCGTTTGAGCGAATCCAGACTTCGGCCACCAACCAATAGCGTTACGAACATAGTCGATAGCGTTCTCATCTCCGTAACATTGTTTAAGCATGATCTCCTGCTTCTTCCGATCCATAAGGAACGGGAATGGAGATGGTTCATTGGCAGGCGCGGCGAAGTTGGGAGAGCGCATACCATTGTAAAATAAGCATACGCCAGTTCCAGTTTCCCACTTGTCCATCTCTGGATTAACAGAATCAAAGTTAGATGCGCCTTTAGGCATAGCCCAACGAGTGTGAGGATTGTCACCAGCAGATGGGTTTCCGATACCTATAAACGTCACATCATTGTTAGCGGATAAGTTAACCTTGGCGGTGATCGCGCCTAGTTCCATTTCTGGCAACTCATCAAGGGCGAGCCTAATCCGGTCATTCTTACGACCACGGGTAGTATCAATAGCCTTTTGGCCTTCATTACCTGACTGGAATGCGAGAGCCTTGATAGCATTACGATAGTCTTTATCCTCATCGTTAGATGCGCCACCCCAAACAATCATGTGGCGATAGTCAATCAGCTTTCCAAACTGAACGGCGGCACACTTCCAGAGTTTAGAGATGATACCCCAGATACGATCTTCGGAAGCACCGAGAGTTGTAGTAGCAACCCAAGACGAAGTGCAATGCGGGGCAGAACACCAATCGAGGTAAACCCAAAGACCAACAGGAAACGACTTTCCCATAGAAGCCGCGCCAGCTAAACAAATATCTGTATTGTTACAAAGCTCCTCAAGAGTTCTCAACAACTGGGTATTGGTATATCCACGATTGTAGATAGAAACTTCAGTCGGCCATTGGAGTTTTACGGCATTAATAAAATGTTCGTGAGGTGAAAGTAATTTAAAGTCACCGATATTGATATTATGTTTAACGCAATACTCTTTCCCGTATTCCCCTCTACTGATAGCGTAGCAATACAACTCAATACCAAGGTCATCCATGTTTTCTGGGAATTGAATTCCATATCTGCGAATTCCTTTGTTTGAAGAAAAAGCTCTTGACATATCAATAAGAAAATATATTTTCCGAGCAAAGGCAAGATGAAACTTAAAAACAAAAATCTCGCACCAGTCGGTGGTTTTTATTGGCGTTATGAAATCAAGCGCGATAAGCTGACGTTTCCTGCGATTGTTTACGGAAGCACATGGAACAGCCTTATGCAGAATATCCAGAAGGATTACAATTCTAATGGAATTCCAATCCCTCCGAATATTGAACAGATGGTCGAGGATCAAATCTGCCAGCGTCAGCCAAGCGAGCGTTGCTGGTATAGCGATGGCATTGGAGATAAGATCGCACAAGCCATCCACACTGTAGCCGCAACAGCAGACAAAGTTTTAGGAACAAAACTTGAGCATAAAGCTCGCGGATGTTCTTCTTGCAACCGCCGAAGAAATGCGCTTAACTCGTTATCGTAAACGATAAAAATTATGTTATCCATCGGCCAAGACAACTTCTCACTTGCCACTCTCGACCAAGATGGCAAACCACCAGAAACACGAATCTCCAACGCCAATCATGCGTGGAACA